AGTTGCACTTATCAATGACGTGATAGCAGGTAATGCTATGGCAGATGATGATGCAGAAGATCGACAAGACTGTGTGGATCGTAACGTAGCACACCTAGAACTAATGGTTGCTAAAGATTACTGGACAGACGAAAGTATGACTGCATCTAATGCGGCTATTACTGCTGGCAATGGTTACACAGCAAGCTAATGACTGAGAGTTGGAGCTTGTCTAATGGCTAACATTAACTTGACACCAGATGAGTTAGAATCTATGCTAGACCGTGCAGCTAAGCGTGGGGCTAAACAAGCTCTATCATCTATAGGATTACACGATTCTACAGCGGCTAAAGATATAAACGAGATGAGAGACCTACTTGACGTATGGCGTGATACACGTAGAGGTATCTGGTCTACCGTGGTCAAGGTAACAACAATAGCTATTTTAACATTCATTGCTGGTGCAGTGTGGATGCAGTTAGGGAATAAATAATTATGGCAAAAAAGTTTATAGGGTTTAAACCTGAGACACTACAAAAGAAGGTTTTACCAGCGCTGGGTTACAATGGCCCTATGGACAATAAGTCTATTAATCTCTTTCTAGCAGCTAACCCCAGCGCCGCATCTAAGATGGGTAAGTTTACACTAGCGGCTAGGCGTACCATAGAAGGTAAACCTGTTAAGATGATGGCTGAGGGTGGTGTAACTATCAACAGCGGCGCTAACATCATGACTAAGGCTATTACGTCTGATCCTCGTAAGCTAACTATTAAGGCTGAAACAGAGGCAGATAAAGGTGTAGGCACAGACATTGCTACAGGTACAGGTCAAGCAGGTGATGTAAGCACAGCAGGTGTTACAACAGCTATGCCTTCCCCAGATGCTGTAGCAGCACCCATTGTACAACCAGCTACTATAGACTCTGTTACAGCTACTCCAGCAGTAGATACAGCCCTCTCAGGTGTTACTCCAGCTACAGGTGTAGTAAGTGACGAAGCTACTATGACAGCGGCTACAGGAGATCCTACTAAGTTAGCTCAATTAGATCTACAGGCGGCACAGGGTGAGGCGGCTAAAGTAGAAGATGCTCCTACCCGTGTTGTTGAAACTGGAGAGATGATTGATGGCTCAGCTGTAGATCAAACAAAAGTACAAGACATTTATGGAACACAGAAGCTAGAAGCGGCTAGTGTTAAGGATGAGTTAGACTCTCTTATGGCAGACTTTGAGGGTGGAGCTACACCAACTTGGGCTGCAGGAGCTATGAGGAATGCTACAGCTACTATGGCTGCGCGTGGCTTAGGTGCATCATCACTGGCTGGTATGGCTATAGTACAAGCGGCTATGGAATCTGCATTACCTATTGCACAGATGGATGCATCTAATAAGCAAGAGGTTGCTATGGAGTCTGCACGTCAACGTGCTGGCTTCCTCAACATGGAGTTTACTCAAGAGTTCCAAGCTAAGGTTCAGAACGCATCTAGAATATCTGAGATAGCTAACATGAACTTTACTGCACAACAGCAGGTAGCTCTTGAGAATGCTAGGATGGCTCAGACTATGAACTTAGAAAACCTAAGTAATCGTCAGGCTAAGGTTATGGCTGATGCGGCAACTATGTCTCAGATGGACTTAACTAATCTAAACAATAGACAACAAGCACAAGTACAAAACGCTCAAGCTTTCTTACAGATGGATATGGCTAATCTTAGCAACGAGCAACAGACAAGTATGTTTGTAGCACAACAACGTGTTAATACTATTCTATCTGATACAGCACAAGAGAATGCAGCTAGACAGTTTAATGCTACTTCTGAGAATCAGACTAACCAGTTCTTTGCTACACTTGCTACGCAGGTATCACAGTTTAACTCTGAGCAAAACAATGCTATGTCTCGTTTCAACGCTGGTGAAGCTAATGCTTTATCTAGGTTTAACTCAGATCAAGAGAATGCACGTGATCAGTTCAACGCTACTAATCATTTGATTGTAGCTCAGTCTAACGCTCAGTGGGCGCAGTCTGTAACAACAGCTGAGAATGCCGCAGACAACCAAGCTAATCGTGACGCGGCTCTTGTAGCCAACAACTTAACCATGACTGCATATAATAATATGGTTCAACGTGAACGAGATATTCTGGCTTGGGCTTGGCAGTCGGGTGAGAATGCAGCTCAAAGGGATGCTAACATTGCCATTTCTAAGATTCAAGCTGAAGCTTCTGCTGCTGCTGGTGGTGACACTGACTCTAGTGGCTTATCTGCTGCATCAGGTTCGTTCCTCGGAGCTATTGCTGTTAACGCCGCAGATGTATTATTCGGAAAGTAAGAAGGTAAATCAAACTATGCCAGAACCAGGTTATAACCCAAACGCTGTATCAAGCTACTATAATCCTAATAAAACTACACGTCCTAAGTTACGTCCTAAAGGATTAGGAACACGTCCCAGTGGTACGTCTAGGGCTGATAGAAAAGGTGAGTCTGCAGTATTCTCTGCACCTAAGCCTGTATATTCTAGTAATGACAATGATAACAAGTCAGACAAAAGACTAACACCAGCGTCTGCATTGTATAGTGCTACTGCTACTTCTTTGGCTGAGTCTGGAGCTAGACTATCAGCAAATAAAGAAACAAGAATAACACCTATGGGCTTGTATGATCAGAAGAACATGCAAGAGATGAAGACTGAGCTTGAAGATTACTTGCGTGGTGTTGCTGTTGAAGATGGTATAGCAGCTGATATGGCTGATATGGCTGTACCAGAAGTTTATACAGGTGAAACAGAAGACGTTACTGTTAAGGCTGGAGACACACTAACAGCTATAGCTAAGGATAAGGATGTGTCTTTACAAGAGTTAATAGATGCTAACCCACAGATTGCTAACCCTGATATGATTAGGCCGGGTGAGAAGGTTGCTATGCCAAGTAGATCTCTTACTACAAAAGAGCGTATAGCACTAACTAATGTAAGTAAGGGTGTTGTTCCTGCTAATGTTGACTTTGACTTTATAAAAAAACGTGAGGGTTATAAACTAAGTATGTACGTTCCTACAGATAAAAAAGGTAATCCACTTGATAACTCTGGTTCTACCATAGCCTCTGGTTTTGACTTAGGTCAAAGGAATGAAGCAGATTTAAAAGGTCTTCCTACATCTTTGGTAAGCAAACTGAAACCTTACTTAGGTCTGAAGGGTTCATCAGCAGATACATATATAAAAGCAAACCCTCTAGTTATAACAGATGCAGAAGGTGTTACAATTAACAAATTTGCTAAACAGCAGGAGATTGATAGACTTAAAAAAGATTGGGAAAACAGTTCAAGCTCTGTTGCCTTTGACGATTTGACTAAGGGTCAAGCAACAGTTGTTGCCTCTGTAGCATTTCAATATGGTGACTTACCTACAAGAGCACCTATCTTTTGGAAGCATATAACCAACGGTGATTGGTCAAAAGCGGAACAAGAACTTAGAAACTTTGGAGATAGTTATTCTTCGCGTAGAAAATTAGAAGCAAACTATCTGGTAAATAACTAATGTTTGGACTTCCCTTAGAATTAATCACAATGCTTTTCTCCACTGTCTTAGGTGGAGTTATGTCCATCTGGGGTCAAAGCAATAAAGCTAAAGCAGAGCAGCAGAAAGCCCTAGTAGGCGCAGTCAGTGAAGCTAGAGAGCATGGTAGTAAAGATAGACACTTTGCTTGGACACGTAGGATCATAGCTTTATCTGCAGTCGGATCTATTATTGTATTGCCAAAGCTAGTAGCAGTATGGTATCCTGACGTAAGTGTAATCGTTGGTTATACAGAAGTACAGGGTGGCTTCATCAACTGGCTCTTAGGTGCACCAGATGCAGTACACTGGAAAGCGGCACGTGGTTTCGTTATAACACCTCTAGACACACACATAGTTTCAGCAATAGTCGGCCTCTACTTCGGCGCTGGCTTCACTAAATAGGATAATAAGATGCCAATAGCAGGACCATTTGATAGACCAATTCCTGGTGAGTCACTCACAGGAGAACCTCGTAATAATCCTTGGGAACAACCAGCGCAGATGTCAGACGTTAATGAGGTGGCTACATACTACCTTGAGAGACTAGACAATAATGAGGTGATACAAGACTTTGGTGCTATGGTTGAAGCTGGTGTATCTCTAGTTCCTATTGTAGAGACTACATACTTACAGGGTGTTATGAGAGGATTGCATTCACTAGATGCAGGTATTGTTGTAGCTCCTGTTATACATGCGTACATAAAAGCTTCTCTTGAGGAATTAGGTATCAAGGTTAAAGATACAAATATTGATCCTCAGAAGAAAGCAGAAGATGCAGAGATGCAACGCTTCCTTATGGTTGCTAATAGTATGCTGGATAAAGAAGGTACAGACGATACTGATGAAGGGCAACAGATGGTAGAGTCTATGATTGAAACGCAGGAGGGAGAACCTGTGGAGGAAGAGATGCCACAAGAAGAAGAAGTAACACAAGAACAAAAGCCTATGGGCTTGATGGCAAAGGGTTAATATATAATGGCATTTAACAAGGATCAATTTGCAGCGGCGTTCCTCAACCAAATAACTGGTACTATGACTAAGAGGCGTGAGGATGCTTTAGAATATAAAGAAAGACAATTAGAGGCTAGTGAGCGTAATCAGTCTCTTATTAACACACGTAATGCTAGAGCTAGTGCAGCTGTTTCTTTTGGTAAGGAAGCACTTCAATACCTACCAGAGGGTGTTAGGTCTAAGGGTGTAATCCGTACTGCTATAGCTTCTGGTATGACAGGTGTAAAGGAACTACGTGATAAACTTGCAAAGGCACACGCTGATGCAGGATTATCTGCAGGTGAAAGACTATCTTTGAATGATGTTGAAGCTATCATTAACATGCCTAACATCCCTAGCATTGATCAGTCTCTGATTGATATGTCACTAGAGCAGTTTGCTAAAAAGACATATGGTGCTATAGGAGAGGCTAGTGCTGTTGAAGACGACACAAGCGTGGTTGGTAAACTCTTTGGTTATGGTGCTAAGGATCGTGTTAAAGAAGAACTACGTGACACACCTAGTATGGCTGGTATGTCTGTTGCAGATATAAATGCCGCAGCTCGTATGAGTGAGTTTAACTCTCTTATACCTAATGCTGTAATGTCATTCTCTCAGATGGAAACTTTTACTA